AGAGAACATAATAATTCACTTTAACATCGAAGCCTGTATTGTCAACTTGAGGGAAAATCAAGTACAAATCACGCACAACAATGTGGTCGGGATCAGTAAGACGAACATCAGTAATCATATTTCCAGCGCTTGTATTGTATGCGGCCCATGCAATTTCCCGATTATCAGAGGCCAAAGGTAGTGCGGCAGTTGGCTCAAGGCCCATCGCTAGGTGTGCTTGAGCACCAAACGCCGCTTGATACCCAATCATGTCGGAGTTCCAAATGCGGAAATCAATAACTCTGTAACCAACGTTGATTCGACCATCGTCCAGAATCAGTTGTCGCCGTCCTGTATTGACGGGATCAGTAGATGCGCGGTTGGGAAATTCAACGGTTCCCCTTAGAGTACGGACCTTGCTTCTGCGGTTCATCACATCTTCCTCCGTAGTTTGTGAGCATAAGACATGATCTTTGCTTGCGTTGCACCTGCCCGTAGGTTCCCATTCTTCTTGCGGAACCGCGCATTGGACTGTCGAAGAGCCTTTGCCATCTTCGGATCTTTACGCTTTCGCTTGGCCTTAGCAGGCTTGGGGCTGGGCAAGACACCCATGCGTCGTGCAACCTCAATTGAGAGGGCCTCAATGATGTCTGGTGCGACATTAGCCACGATGGGCTTGGCAGGCAAAGGGATGGGCGCTGCGGCCACGCTAACACCTACAAGGTAGTCAGCAGCAGCCCTTAGGGCTTCGGCTCGCTCTGCGTCAGTTGGCATAGGTAATCGCCTCACTGTTGGGAGAGGGCGAGTGCCATGGCTGCGGCTTGAGTCATGGTTTCAACAGTGCATTCCAAAACAATCGAAACTTGGGACACATGATCGAAGGTCTGGTCTACACCAAGGTAGAGTTGTTCAACCGCGATGAGATACCCATCGGTCCAATCTTGTGGCCCGACATCGAGGCCGGAGTCCATCATGACTACTTCTGTGGCGCCTGTGGCAATTGACAAGGTACCAGAAGAGATCAACGAGCGGTTAGAGATAGCCTGTAACGCGGTTTGACTTTGTGTGGTGAGTTGGAAGGATGAACTCGTCGACGAGTTAGGAGCGCCTGCGTAGGCGGTGTTAGGGACGCCATATTGAACGGAGATGTTGTGGATGCGAAGGACCGATTTGCCCAAGGCGTCGACATAGGATCCTAGGTCGATTGCGGATTCGTTGAAAGTCAAGCCGTTGGTGAGGGTGGTTGCTCGGATGAAGAAACTGTCTGTTCTAGCCATAACCTATCATGATAGGGTTGGGGTTATAGTAGTAGTGGATTTCTTACCACCCTTGAGGTATGCCGGTCGTGGCGGTGAAGTGGGGCGTAGCACCACGAATATGCCTTGGATGTACCTCAAATCAAGATACTTACATAAGCAATCAACCAAACGCAATAACATGGACCCGATCCACTACGAGAAAATCGCCGATAAACTGATGCAATTTAGGGGCAAACTTCCCAAAGATAGCCATCTTCAATCAAGACTAGCAAGAGATGCAGTCGATGATGTCAAGAATGCACTGGATGTTCTACTTGACATGATCGACAAATTATCTGCAGACGATGAAAAGGGGTATATTCGATGAACATTAATCGAACTTTTTCGATCCCTGTCGCAACTGCCATGAAATTGAAGGGCGAACGGAATCAATCCCGCACCGTTACAAGGGCCGTAAACAAGTATCTAGACGAAAAGGAGGAATATTCTCCCTCCGATTTACCAACGCGTCAAATAATGCTTGTTTTGAGGCTCCGTGAGGACTGTCCTAAAGCCATCCGAGTGCTCATTGATGACTACTTCGACAACCTCGCCGGAAAACGGTAAGTGTCCTGGGCGTTTTTCCCCGAAATCCATTCATTCGAATGTAGTTTTACAGTCACAAAAAAGCTTGATCGTTACCGGAATCAGTTATCGACATCTTGAGACTCTTCTTTGATGATCGAGATGATTGCTTCTTGGTCTGTGATATCATATTCCTCTAAGAGAACATAATAATTCACTTTAACATCGAAGCCTGTATTGTCAACTTGAGGGAAAATCAAGTACAAATCACGCACAACAATGTGGTCGGGATCAGTAAGACGAACATCAGTAATCATATTTC